AGATCCAGATCGTGTACCTTGTTATGTAAGGGACGATGATGAAGACACGGATGGTCTATAACAGCACTGGTCGGGAGCAAACCCCTTATGTCTAAATCTAATGTATTCCGATACATTGGTAATATACTTCTCTTATCAGGTTACTTTTTCCTGTTATGGGGAGATATGAAAATCGGGTTATTTGTTAAATGCATTGGAAATGTATTCGTCGTTCCCTTTGCAATCAAATATAAGTTTTGGGACATCCTTTTCTTGTGTGGTTTTTATGCTGCTATTGAAATACCAAAACTAGTCCAACTTTTCCTAGTTAAGGCAAACTAGGTGGTGGAGTCAATATGACCCTATTATGAGTTTCTTGCTTCTCTCAAGAGCAAGTGGTGCGGATGGGGAATTTCTTTCTCCGCCCAGTTTCTTGCTTCTGGTCAAAGAGCAAGTGGCGAGCCTGAACCCTAACGGAGGTTGACTTCAACCTCCTTTTTTTATACAATCTAATAAAAACTAATATGTCAATTTTAGTCACTGGTGGTGCTGGTTTTATTGGAAGTAACTTTCTTCATCATTTGATTAATGTTACTGATGAGGAAATAGTTTGTATTGATAAATTAACCTATGCTGCAAACTGGAGATACATTCCAGACAATATAAAATTTTATACGATTGATATTGCTTCCAAGTCTGCTTGCGATGCAATATTCTCAAGACATAAAATTAAAACTGTTTTTCACTTTGCTGCAGAAAGTCATGTAGACAATTCAATCAAAGATTGTACGGAATTCATTCATACTAATATTAATGGAACTGTAAATCTTTTAAATCTTTCCTTGAAACACGAGGTAGATAAGTTCATTCATATCTCAACAGATGAAGTTTATGGATCTATAGAGTATGGATCTTTTACAGAGTATTCTAATTATTCTCCTAGAAATCCTTATTCTGCATCCAAAGCAGCAAGTGATCACTTTGTAATGGCATATCACAATACTTATGATCTGCCAATTAATATCACAAACTGCTCAAACAACTATGGTCCTAGGCAATATAAGGAAAAGTTTATTCCTCAAACAATCCTGAATATCTTAGATGGGAAAAAGATTCCTGTTTATGGCGATGGGCAACAGATACGTGATTGGTTATATGTTAAAGATCATTGTACTGCATTAGTGAAAGTATGGAGGGATGGTAAGATTGGCGAGAAGTATAATATTGGCGGCGAATGTGAAGTGAAGAATATTGATCTCGTTAAAAAAATATTAGGTATGATGGGAAAGAGTGAAAATATGATAGAATATGTTCAGGACAGACCAGGACATGATCGTAGATACTCTACCAGTGTTCTTAAAATAAAAAACAACTTGTTCTGGACTCCAATGTATTCTCTTGAACATGGACTACAAAATACGATTGAATGGTATGAACGCAATAGGAACTGAATTGAAGGATGCATATATCCTTAGAACAAATATTTACGAAGACAATAGAGGATCTTTCACAGAATCTTTTAATCTTCGTGATGTTCAAAAGATTATTGGGGATTATGAATTTGTCCAAGATTGTCATTCTGTATCTACAAAGAATGTTATTCGTGGTCTGCATTACCAAGTAGGACATTCCCAAGGAAAGATTGTTCGTTGTTTGTCTGGAGAAATCTATGATGTTATTGTAGACCTTCGCCAGAGTTCACAAACATTTGGTAGATGGATTGGCACCCGTCTAGTGCCAGGACCATATCAACTTTGGGTTCCACCTGGATTTGCTCACGGATTCTCTGTTCTATCACATCGTGCAGAAGTTCTTTATAAAGTAACTGATTATCGTTATCCAGAACAGGAAAGAACATTGTTGTGGAATGATAAAAAGTTAAATATTAACTGGAAGGTTGCTGACACAATTCTTTCAGAAAAAGATAGGAAAGGAACTCCATTTGATGAATGTGACAAGTATGAATAAAATTTCTGTCTATGGTGCCACTGGATTTATTGGTGGCACTTTTTGTGATATGTATCCTGATGAAGTTGTAAAAATTCCTAGAGAAGAAAGACAACCACAATCAAATAATATTCTATATTTGATTAGTACAACATCAAACTATAATGTTCTTGAGGATGTAACTCTAGATGTTAGAACGAACCTGAATATTCTGATGGAAACTTTAGAGTATTGTAAGTCAAATGATATTGTGTTTAACTATGTCAGTACAGGTTTTGTTTATGGATCAGATATTTGCTATGCAAAAGAAGATGATCCATGCAACCCTCAAGGATTTTACTCAATTACAAAGAGAACCGCAGAACAACTGATTATCTCTTTTTGCAAAGTTTATAATGTAAAATATCGCATTATGAGAATTGCAAATGTCTATGGTCAAGATAAAACAGTATCTTCAAGAAAGAATGTTCTTGGATTTCTAATTGGTCTGATGAAAGAGAATAAACAAATTACTCTATACAACAATGGAGATGATTTGAGAGACTATATGCACGTTAAAGATATTTGCAGGGCTCTTAAACTTGTAATGGATAAAGCAGAAACAAATTCCATTTACAATATTGCCAGTGGCACTGCTCTTCCATTTAGAAACATCGTTGAATTGTGTAAAAAAATTCTTGGGAGTGAAAGTGAACTTGTATCTGTTGAAACTCCTAGATTTAATCAGTTAGTTCAATCTAAAAACTTTGCTTTGAGTGCAGATAAACTTCTTGATTTAGGATTTGAACAAGAAGTTGATTTGTATCACGGCTTGCAATCTATCTGCAATTAACCTATACTATATACTAGGAGTGAATAATTTTTATGTCTGATTACAAGAAGACAGCACTTGTTCTTGGTGCTGGTGGATTTATTGGAAGTCATATGGTCAAAAGACTTCGTGCCGAAGGTTATTGGGTACGAGGTGTAGATCTAAAGTATCCAGAGTATTCTCAAAGCGAAGCAAACGAATTTATTACTGGCGATTTGCGTGATGTAAAATTCGTTTCCCGTTGCATTCGTTTCACTGGTTATCTTGGCAATTTTTATCATCAGATTGTAGATAAGTTTGCTGAACCTTTTGATGAAATCTATCAGTTCGCTGCTGACATGGGTGGTGCAGGCTTTGTTTTCACGGGTGAGAATGATGCAGACATTATGCATAATTCTGTGTCTATTAACTTGAATGTTCTTGAAGAGCAGCGTAAGTTTAATACTCTCAAGGAAGTAAATAAAACCAAAATCTTCTACTCTGGATCTGCATGTATGTATCCAGAGCACAACCAACTTGATCCCGATAATCCAGATTGCCGTGAAGAATCAGCCTACCCTGCTAACCCAGATTCTGAGTATGGTTGGGAGAAGTTGTTCTCAGAGCGACTCTTTTTCGCTTATCATCGTAATTACGGGGTGCCTGTTCGGGTTGCTAGGTATCATAATATCTTTGGACCAGAGGGGACCTGGCAAGGTGGAAGAGAGAAAGCACCAGCTGCAATCTGCCGTAAAGTCGCTCTCCTCCCAGAGGAAGGTGGAACCATTGAGGTGTGGGGAGACGGTTTACAAACTCGTTCCTTCTTGTTCGTTGATGAATGTATTGAAGCAACTAGACGGTTGATGGATTCTGATTTCATTGGACCAGTTAATATTGGTTCAGAAGAAATGGTTACTATCAACCAACTTGTGGATACTGCTGCTAAAGTTGCTGGTAAAACAGTGGAAAAAGATCATATTGATGGTCCTCTTGGTGTACGTGGACGCAATTCCAACAACGATCTTATTCGTGAAAAATTGGGTTGGGACTATTCGCAAACTCTTGAGGAAGGAATTCGTAAAACTTATAACTGGATTGTTGAACAGATTAACAAATGAAAGTAACTATTCTAGGTTCTGGTGGTCAGATAGGAGCATATCTGACCGAATACCTTCGTGGTAAAGGTCATGAAGTAACAGAGTTTGATGTTGTGAATGGTGAGGATGAAGATCTCACTGTGATCCCTAATCCCAAACTCATGCGTTCTATTCGTATGTGTGACTTTGTTTTCTTTCTTGCTTTTGATGTGGGTGGATCTAGGTATTTGAAAAAGTATCAGCACACCTATGAGTTTGTGAACAACAATATACGAATTATGGCAAATGTATTTCAGTATCTTTCTGAATATCGTAAACCATTTGTCTTTGCTTCATCTCAAATGAGTAATATGAGTTACTCTCCTTATGGAGTTCTTAAAAATATTGGTGAACTTTATACAAAATCACTTAACGGATTGATCGTTAAGTTTTGGAATGTTTATGGTATTGAAAAAGATTATGATAAGTCACATGCAATCACAGATTTTATTCGCAAAGGATTTGAGACTGGTGTAATTGATATGCTTACTGATGGACAAGAAGAACGAGAGTTTCTTTATGCAGAAGATTGTTGCGATGCACTTGA